AAGGCTTACCCCCCCTGTAACTTTATAAGACCACTTCCAATAATTATTAGCGTCTGTGTATTGCCCGCAAATACCACGCTCGTTTTCATCAAGTACGTTAATGTTTGCCCACATATCAATCGTGAACGGTGCGGCGGCAAAATACCAATCTGTTGAATCAGGAACTGTGGCATAATCCCCCGTTCCATCAAGAAGAAGTGAGGCTGAGCCGAATTTTTTGTAGGCTGTGTCTAAACAAGCATTGCCCTCTAGGGAAATGGTTTGCCCTGTTGCGGCTGTCTGGTCTGCTGTGTCACCGTCAGCACCATCAAAATGGGAAAGAAATTTACAATAAGAATCTTGCCCACCACCGATATGACAAATATTTTCCGAATCTGTTTTGGTGTTCTGCATGGCTTCGGTGAAGTCTTTCGGGTTGGTTGCCGAACCGTCATCACCTACTACTGCGGTGGAAGAGATAACAGCACCAACCACCATTTCATTGCCGCCCCAGATACAGGTGTCAACGCCATTGGCATAGACCATCTGACCATCGGGAGCGTTACAAAAATACCCTCTCCCCGCACCCGTAGAATCCGTCCAAACCGCCGTAGCGGAGAAATCACCCGCACTTGGTATTGCCGTTAAGTTATCCAGTAATTGAGAGGCCGTTAACCCAGTATTGTAGGATTGAACTAATAAATGAGTTTCGGCTGGTTGAACTTTCTTAAAATGAAAAGCGTTTCTTGCCTTGAGATAAGTCGTCAAGGCCGTTGTGTTTATCTTTGTATTCCCCGAAACCCCCTTGATATGCGTGTCCGTGTAACGCATATTCGTAAGGGTCTGGAAGTTCTGCCCGATTGTGGCAGGGTCGCCCGTCATTAACTTTCCATTTAAAGGAATGGTCTTTGATTTCTTTTCCAAATTAGCCATTAGCGATAACTCCGATTGGAATATGAGCGTTTCATGAAATTCACCCTCATGCTCGGCTTGTCGAAAGACTTCTGCTCTGTCTTTGCCGCCATTCTTACTTGTGCGTCCCAAAACTTGTAAAAGGCATCGCCAAAGGAAGGTTCGGCATCTCTGTAACGATATAGCCATGCGGCATACTTAATAAGTGCCGGTTCGTATTGGCGGTCAAACCTGTATGTTCTGTAAGGTGAATAAACGGGATCTGGTTTCTGAACGTACATGATTGTTACCGTGTAACCAGACGTAGAGGGTGCAGGGTCTAGGATTAATTGCTTTCTGCCCTGCGGAACGATTACGTAAGCATCACCCGAAGTCCAATAGTTATTGGTCCCGCCGAATAACGCAGTAACTAGAGCAGACGTAGAAGTAACGGCAATTACTATACCGTCACTCCCGTCTGTCGTGTTGTGGATTTCGTCACCGACTTTAACATTGGTAAACGGAGCTGATGTGTCGTTACAGGACGTTTCGCTGTTAGATAAAGTCCCTGTGCTTGTTACCGTCCCCGTTATTCTGTCGGTCAAAGTCGATTTATCAATTATCGAAAAGTTGGAAGGAATCGTAACGGACGTAGAGTTGTTCGCGTAGGTAACTGACTCATAATCTCTAAAAGGAAGAAAGTAATCATTAGAACCGTCATTTATTTTAACAATGTACCGATTCTCTTTATCCCTCAAATACGGCATTAAGTAATCAGCGTTTAAGTCATACTCCGCTTGATCGGCTACGGTAGTAATGCTTTGAGAAGCCGTAAGAACTCTTGTCCTTCTGACAAACTCCAAAGCCGCTTCATACAGATAGTCATACGAAACTCTTGATTCCAGAAAAGATGAACTGGAAATTGTTTCGTTCAGTAACGCCGCTAGCCCGTTTGTTAAAGACTTTCCGTCCATTTTAACTCCTAATTAGTCACGCCGTAAATGCTCCACATTGCTAGGCTCGCCGATTGCCTTTCCAATTATTTTCCAGATTTTGGCCGCACCATCTCTTGTCACTTTTCCCTTAGTCACTCTTACGTTACAGGCTTGCGCTATCTTGTAAGCGTCGCCTTTGACCTCAATGGTAGGCTCTGTCATTCGTTTCATTTCTTCTCTGGGGTCAGCGAGTCCCTTTTGCATGGCGGAACGTGAAAACATCTGTTCGCCGATTTTCTCTCCCAATTCGTTGTAAACCCCGTAAACCTGATCTTTCTTCTTCCCTTTGAGTTCGACACATGACCGGTCAAGCTCTTTCATTTTCTCTTTCTTTTGGGCGAGACGTTCCTGCGTTATGGAAATTTCTGTTTTCGGTATTCGGTCGAATTTCAAATCTGTTTCCATTCGGCTGATGTCGTTTGAAAGTTCATCTTTCAAATGGTCAAAGTACCAAGACGGATATTGTGATTTAACTTTTCCCTTTTCGTTTAAATCCACACTCCCGAATATCTGAAATTCTGCTTTTTCTGTTTTTTCTACTTCTTTTACTGGTTCCATTTTGTTCTCCTATTGTTTAGGTTAGTTTGGGCGGATATACCGCCGCCCTCGGTTTTGAAGTTTTAGGATGGTGCAATTCCCTGCGCTATGCCGGGGAAGTTAGCCGCCGTAGAAAGTCCCTGATGTGCGAGCATGAGGATATTTGCGTTGGCAAGAGTAGAAACATCAACATAACCAAACACACCGCCGCCCAACATAAAGACGTTGCCAGCCGCACCGTGAAGGATAGCTCCTGTCTGTGCGGCAGTCGCCCCCGTTCTGTTGGTTTCCGTACAAAGCATACAGTTAATCAACCACGTTGCCGTGTGATAAGAACCTGCCGCAAGAGTAATGGCCTTGCGGTCAGTCGATGCAGAAGCCGCATAACTATTAACAATACAGTCCTCCATCACTGTTCTGGTTCCATCTGTTGAAATGTGTATTTCAGAAGTTGAAGTTGTGCGAAGAACCGTATCTAGGCCGATGTAGTTTTTCAGGAAATAGTTTTCTGCTCCCGTAATAGCCAGAGAACAAGAAGCCGCATCATCAATATCCAAGTGACCGATACCCGAAACCTGACACTTTTCGATTCGGTTGCGCTGTCCAGAAACAACGAGTGCCCTTGATGTGGCGGCGGTAGCACCGGAAACCCCCTGATAAATCTCTACGCCTTTAATGAGGCAGTTATTGGCCGATACCGTCATTAAATCGGTAATGGTCAGCGCAGTTGAAAGCTGTGCTATTCTTGTGCGATGTCCAATAAAGGGTATGTTCCCCGTACCGACAAGATGAACCCCGTCTTTGTTCCAATCAAGGCCAGTGGCTTGATAGTCGGTTGTGCTTCCGGCTGTGTTTGATTCTTGATAAAGCAACACAACATCATTCTGGTTGGCCGTGGCCTTTCCAAGAGCATAAGAAAGCGTCTTAAAAGCACAGTCCTCATTGTCTCCGGTATTCCCGTTGTTCCCTGACGATGGTTTTACATGGTAAACATTGCCCTGCGTGAACGGAAGATCGGCAATCTGCGGCATAATCGGGATTCCGCGATTTTTAATTAAATTTGCCATTATTTTTTCTCCTTTTTGTGGAACAAGTGGGTCATCACTTCCGCCCCACCAGTCCTGTTATTTGTTGACACTACCCCGATGTTACAAGTGATAGTGTTACGACTAGCTAACGCTGTGACCGAATATCCAACGCCAATCCTTGAATCCAGCACCCAACCGGAAATAGATGCTCCACTTCAACATGAACGTGTCGAAATCCACGGTCATCTTGGTTTCTTTCTGAACACGATCAATCCACAGAAGATTCTTTTTCATCTGGCGGGAATCAACCATGAACCAGTTATTGGTGTCGTAGTCATCAAGTTTCTTGAGAACCAAAACCTTGTAACGACCGGCTTCCATGTTCTTGGTAGAGGCCGCAGTTTCGTAACCGGAAGGAGTACCGACAATCTCATAAGCGGTATCAGATAAAGACTCGCCGCAAACAATCGTGTCGGGATTAGTGACAATTCTTTCACCGATAGGACTTTTAAAACGAAGCATCGCCAAACGTGTTGCCGCCAACGAAGTCTTGTTCAGTGCCGAAGTACCGGCATTGTCAAAACCAGTAGCAGTAGAGACACCGGCTTTTGTCGTGTGAGAATCGGAACAGAGAGATACGCCTTCTTCGGAGTACATATAAGTGAACGCAGAAGAGAAAGCGGAAGCGAACGGGTCAACTTCAATTTTGGCTTTAGTGCGCTGTGCCGAAACAGTAAGTTCCTCAACCTGGTCGGACATGACACCGTATTTCTTGTCGTCCAAGAACTTACGTTCAAAGGCCAGTCCTGCGGCGTATTCTTTCGGTTCAATCCGGGTCAAATAACCGGGACTCATAGACAGGTATTCCAGTTTCCCGTTGAACGCCGGAATGTCACCTGTCCCATTTACGCTAAAAAACTCTTCCCATGCGCTATCAGAAGGGACATCACGATAGAGTTCACCCTTCTGGCTAGGAAGCTCATCCCACGCCTTGTCAGATACTTCTTTGAGGCGTGTGTCCAGCAAACGAATAAAGTTTTCAGAAATAATAGGGTTTCCCATAGTATGTTATCCTCCTAAGCCCGTATTGCGCAGAAATGGTCTGCATTAAATTTGAATGTTGCGTATTCCTGACCGGCAACTTCAAGGTTCATATCTAAAATATCCAAAGACACATCATCGGTACCCGTTGTCGGCTGTGCTTGCAGGAATGTTGATTCTGTATCGAACTGACAAAGGCTGGTTCCAAACGGACGAGCGCATACAGGCACAAAAGTGTCACCTGCGGCGATTGCATATGGCCAGTGAACATAGAATGTATGCGAAGTCGTTGACGTGCTGTAAGCTACTCTATACAGACCTTTGTTGGCACCCGAACGGCAATACCATGTAGTATTGTAGGTAACGGGAGTCATTGTGGTGGCAGACGTAGTAATAGTTGCGCCCGTAGAATCGGCTGTGGTGTTCGTATAAACAGTCGGGGCAGTTCCATAGGCCGCTAAATAAATAGGGGCTTTCAGGATAGTAGAAGGCCCAATAACCGCTACTTTAGCAAACGGCTGTGGGTCGCCCTTACCGAACATTCCCTCAACGCCACGGAAGTCTCTGGCTAACTGCTGTGCCTGTGTAGTTACTGACGTGCAGTACTGACCCTTGTAAGTGGAACTATAAAGCGGGTTCGCATCGTTAAAGGCGAGAATGACACCAAAAGGCACATTCTTTCCAGTAGCATCACTATGACCTGCTCCGGCTCCATAAACACCAAGTCCCTCACCTGCGGGCTGGCCTACTGCCGCGTTTGACATTACCAACTGGCCTTCATAAAAAGTATCTGCGGTATCTGCCGAGACACATCCCAAAGGAACCCAAATTGTTCTAATTTCCTGTTCAACAACTGTAAATCCCATGTTAAATCCTCCATAATAAAAAAGACGCAAAGACTCGTTAAAGTCATTTGCGCCTTCATTTTTTGAATAGCGTTTATATTTAGATTAGGTTAGTGCATCCGCAAAAAGGGCATCCCTTATTCACTTGTGGCAATCGTGGTGTGTAGTAATCAGTAACAGAGTTACCGTTGGCATCATTGAGTATCAGCGTTCCAGCCATGCCCAACCTATCCATAATCATAATTGTAGAATCCCCACCCATCACTAAAGATTGAGAATAAACCAAAGCATCGGTTTCGTAATTACCCGAAGTTCCAGAATCTCCTAAATCCCTTTCCGTATTGACGGTAAATCCGCAGTTGTGGCACCGTATATATTTGTTCTTGTCCTCGAAAGAACCAGACAAATGTATAGTGCGCTTTCGCTGTGGAGTTCGTCTTTGCGAGTAATGGGTATATCTTCCCTTTTCCAATTACCTTCCTCTTAAATGTATTGGCATCGGGTTTTTGAGAGCTTCCCTAACCGATTCTTCCGACATTCCGGTTCGCTTTATGAACTCAAGGGAACTTTCATCAAGTGCCGGTAGTTCTGTGGCCGTAGTAGCCATTTTCGTAGAAACAGAGGTTCCTGTTGCGGGAGCGTCTTTCGGTTTGCCCTTGAAATTATTGACCGGCTTTCCACTTGACAGCCGTTTCATCAAAATGCTTTCCTTGGCTTCAAGGTAGTTCATCTTTGCGTCCAATAAAGGGTTGTTGTACCGTCTTTGATTAAAGGGGCTTTCGTATCTCTGTAACTCCGTGACAACTTCTGCATGAATATCATCCGGTGTCTGTCCCTTTAAATCAGAAGAATTAAGCACACCTAAATAATTAGTGGCGTACTGACTCCCTATTTTTTCCTGTAATCCATTGACGAAATTGTTTACCTTTACTTGATCTAGCGGCGTTACAATCGTAGAAGGAATAATCCCCTTTTCTACCGCAAGGTCAATCTGTGTCTGAATAAACGAATCGTCATAGGTTACGTTTTCAGGAACGGCGGTTTGTTCTGGTTTCTTTTCGCCAGTTAAAGACTCTAATTTTTCAAGGAGCTGTTTGTTTTGCTCTTCAATGCTTTTCATCCGTCTGCCTAACCGAGAACGCTCTGCGTTGTCAGTGGGTTCATCAGGAATGGCATTTTCTTGATTTTCAGTCTCTTGTTCCTGTGTTTCTTCCTCCTGTGTCTCTGTTTCTTTTGTTTCTGTTTCCTGTGTTTCGGTTGCTTCGGTCTGCTCTTCTTGTGTAGCATCGTAAGCGGAAGAAAGGGCTTCATCGGTTACTGATGTAACGTGGGCCTTTTCTTGGGGCTTACTTTCTGCTGTCACTTTTTCGTCTGCCATTTTTTAGCTCCTTTATTTTATCGCCAACCTGTAATCAGGGGGCGGGTTAAATCTTATTGTTTTCTAAGTTGCATTACAAAATCATCCCAATAGAAATTTGTTGATTCTTCGTTTACTTCTTTTGTTCCTAAATAACTAAACCATAATTCACCAGACTCGTGAAACATTGCCCAAAAAGCTTTTTTAATTTGTTCTATCGTGTACTGTTCCATAACAACCTCCGTTTTCGGATAGTTTAAACTTTCTTGCTCTCTCTAACAAGATACTCGTCTATTTCTTTGACGGTAGGCACTTGTTTATTGAGGTTATAATATAAATCCCACATCTCTTTCACAAACTTCTTTTTGTCTTTCTTTAAAATCCCTATCTCAAACGATACGGAATACCAATCTAAAGATTTAATCTTTTTTAGTGGCATAAATTTTGTACTTTCATCCCCACCACAAACCAAACTTGTTTTCCCAAACTTTTTCATACTCCCTCCGTTTTTCGGATATAGTATCAAATCTTTTTGCTTTCAACCACCATTGCTAAATCGTCTTTCAACTGCCAATCCCTTGTATGAACAGGTTTACCGTCATTGAATATCATGTGAACTTCTCCAAAGAAGTTTTTGCCTAAATCATTCTTGATAGGCATACTTCTCTTTTCTCTTTCCTTGAAATAATTAAACAGGTCTTTCATTCGTCAACTCCGCTAAAGATTTCTCGTAACGGTCAATTCTTTCAGACCATCTCATAATAATCGCTCGCATGGCCTTGTACTGCATTGTTTCTTCGGGTGTCGCCGTTAAGTCTCCTATCTTAATTAAAAGTGAATCGCTCACAGCAAGAGCGTCTTTCAACAACTCTTTTCCTATCGGAGAATTAATCGCATCTACAAAGGGTTGAAAGTAACCCAAAGTGGAAAGTGTCTTTACTCCGCTTCGCCCTGTTCGCTTTAAATAATTTGCCAACTGTTCCGTTGTTACGGTGTTCTCTGACATTTAAGAGCGTCTCCCAAATATAATTCTTGAAATGTTTTACTAAAATAATATCCTTCGCTATTTCTGAATTGAACAAATAGTTCTGTGTAATTTATGGCTGTTATAATTCCGATAGAGGTTCTTTGCCCTATAAACATTATGACCTCACCATTGCTTCGGGTGAACTTACAGGTAATCCTTGTTGGTTAGATGTCATATTCATAGGCATACCTGTAGTTGTTGGTTGTGATTCTCCCTGCGTTCCCATTGCCGCTTCTTGCCCTACTTTTCCCTCGTCCAAAAGAGCATCTTCAAAATCTTGATAATCCGCACCCAAAAGCCCAAACGCCATTGACATAAGTTTGTTGATAAGTTTTGGGGTATTAGGATTAGACACGTTGACCAATCTTCCTAACATCTGGTCAATGATTCCTAACTTCTTAACTTTTCCGTGTTCTTGTTCTATATTAGAAGTCACTGGCTGATAGGTATAATCGCAGTTCGGGTCAAAAAGAATTACACCCTCTTCCCCTAAAAGTTTCAAAGCTGTTTGCGGGTGCATGAACCTGAAAGACATTTGAAGTATCATCCAGTACAAATCACACAAGAAAGTATATTCAAAGGTAAGGGCTTTGTAATTCTGGCGGATATTAGACCGTGAATCTGCTCCCGCTACCGCCGTGGCTGTCGTAGAAGGAGAACCCGCATCACCCATTGTAGATGGGAATACAGAGGTCACATTGTGCATACCCTGAATAAACATAGTTGCCTGTTGCATTGCCCCGCCAATATTGTCCCTTATCTGCAACTCTTTGAGTTTATCAGCCCCACCTTCCATTGGTATAACGTGTTCCGGTTCAAGATAAATCTGGTCATTATCTTCGCAAGCGTATTTATCTCCGATAAATGTAGGCAAAGTGGCAAGTTTAACTCTGTCGTTAGAAATGTTGATTGTGTCGTTTAAGGCTACCTGTGATTCCCTTGCATACTTCCCATCACTCATTCCCGTATCTTTAGTGGGGTGAATGTAACAAAGTCCCCTAAGGACGGGTTTAAACGGATTTCCGGTAGAGTCTATGAACGGTGTCGGCTGAAATCTTATCAGGATAGGATTAGAGGCGTAAATAAACACGGAGGAAATTGACTCAACCAATTCCGCACCTTTTTTGATAGCACCCAAATCATCATATCCGTATTCAATCTTTGTCGGGTTTCCGGCTTCGTCCTTTTCCTTAACTACCGCCCACATCTTACCGTAGCGAGTAAGTACATCACCGACTTTAACAACGGGTTTAGAAACTTTGCTTGCCTGTGCGTCTTTGTTATAAGACTCTTTAGATGTTTCGGTTTCGTTGGTAGAACTCTTTTTTAGAATTTCTTTTACTTTGTCTAAATTAATATATCCGTGAGACTCTTCGTTCGTTTTCAAAGTCTCGTATGATTCTTCCGATCTAAATGTAATCCATTCTTTTTCCTGAACGGAATAGCAGTAGTTATTAGAAGTTGCTACGTTTCGGGGGTCAACAACATCATATTCAAAATTATCTTTAAGGGGTATATCTTCTGTCGTTTCTTCGTTTTTAAATAAAGGAATGGACAGGCCGTTTTCAAGAACCCGCATTTCTCCGGTAGGAACTTTTTTATATCCCGTTACCGTGGGTTGCAAAAGCTGATCCCAACCACAAACCGCATACACATAACCGGCTGTGGAGTTAATCGTTCTTGCCCTCATGTACTTGTGGTAGTGATAAAGTCCTTTTCTGTTAAGAGTTTTGTTGAGAAGTTTCTTAACTAATTTACACTTGTCTTTGTCCTTATCTTCGTCACCCTCTAAGTAAACGTCAACATATTCCCTTGAACCGAAGTACTGACTAGCCCACTGAGAAGATTCCGTTAAAATAATTGCGGGATATTCTGGATAAAAATTGTCTGACATCCAGTCATAGTTCTTCTCTGTTCGCTTACATTCCAGAAGGTCAATAATAGCCTCAAAGTCTGCATTATCCTGACCTTGATTTATGTTCTCTGTGTCAAATTCGTTTTTAACTTGTTTGGCTATCAAGCTCTCGATGTCTGTTTTCATCTCTATTCCTTATTCAAATTTAAACGGAACTGGACACATCAACCTTTTCATTTCTTCTTTACACCCTGGACATTCAACCTTTTTGTCGAAGTCGCATAACTTGATTAAAAGTTCCCAAATCTTGTTGCATTTAGAGCAACGATAAACATAAAGTGGCAATTTTTTTGCTCCTTATTTTTTAGGTAGTTTTACAAGCCCGATACATTCAGGGTATTTCTCTATCTTTAAATTTAAGTGCTCCAATATCTTCTTGACGATATCACCTATTTTATACTTCTGTTGATATGACAAAGAAACCCACCCCTTTTCCTCTGTATAAACTGGTTCCCATGTGCATATTTCATAATCATTAATTAAACTGTTAATTGTAGCTCTTCTTCCGTTTACTTCGTTTTCTAGCGCCTCAATTCTAAATTTTAAACTCTCAAACTCTTTTCTTGGAACCCACATAATCCCTCCATTTTTTAGATAGGTTAATTTCCTTTAAAGTATTCCTTCGGCGGTCTTGTAATATTGTGTGTATGAAACCTCGCCTGAAATACCTCCGGTCGTTTTAAAAGCCCCTCTAGCATTGTGCAAAAATGACTCCAACGCTGTTGAGGTGTTTCTTTATGGTCTTTTGTTATAAGGGAAGTCCTGTCTCCCCACTCTTCTAGTCGCCAATTCCTTAAAGACAAGTTTGTCTGTAAGCAGTTATCGCAAACCCATAAAGTCGGCAGTCTCTTAGTGATTCCTTCTTTCTTGACTTCGTTGTTAAAAGGAACTCCGCACATGGTAGAGTTTTGGAGTCTTTTCTTTATTTCGTCCCTTCCCTTTTGTGATTTCGTGTCCCAACTCTGCCACCAACCACCAGTACCGATTCCCTGTCTTTTGAACTCTGCCGAAATCCTGTTTATATCTTCCAAAGAGCTTAGACCCGTATTCGGCTGAACTTTACTTGCCAACGGATCTATTAAATTTAAATCAAATTTGTAATCTTTGCTTCTGTTGCAAACTACCCTCATTATTTCCAGGGTAATCATTTTCTCCGGTGAAGGATTGAACTCATTGTAAACAAATATCTCGTCATTCGGTGAAACCGCTATCCAACCAATCGCCCAATTATTCGATTCATGCCAGTCAATGCCCCTAAAGTGTTTCCATTCGTGAGGCACTCCATCTGGAAAATACTTGTCAAAAGAAATCCTGTGTATCTTTTCGTTGTACGCCTTGAAGATGTTTCCCGACATCTGTTTAAAGAGTCCGTATCTTCGAGCGTCCTTTTCATCTTCGTCTGCAATCAGTCCTAAAGAGTCCGTTATGTATTCATCTACCGTTACTATGTGACCGACTCTTTCCGATTTCTCTTTAGCAAGTCTCTCGTAGATAGGATTATCGTCTGTAGCCGCCATTATAACGCATATATCGTGCTTTGAGTCCTTATGCTCTACTTCGGGTACGTCCTCCCCGAATCTCTCTTTTAAACGGTTCCTGACGAATTTAGTTCGGTATATAATCTTGGCTCTCTCGTAGAAATATTCAAACTCCCATCCCATTTTCCCCGGTGTCGGCGTGTAGCTTAGAATCAAATCTCCATCCGCCGCCAGTAAACGAGGTATCTGCTCCCCGAAGAAATCCATAGGCGCTGATTCGTCTATCCAAACAGATCGTCTCTGAAAGCCAGCACCCCTTTGAGTAGTTTGCCCGTAAGACACATATTCAAAATTGACCGGTTTAGTAAGGCACTTCTCCCCATCGGCAAGTATTCTCATGGTCTGGGGTTGAACCCTGACAACCTTTTCCCTCGCTGTAATGTCTTTTATCAGCCAAGAAGGATTGAACCGTCTCTTAAAAACAGGGTATTGAGTATTGGTGATGTCCTCATTCTCCGACTCGCCGGGTAGTGTTTCAGAAGCCCACCTGATTGTCCTTATTTTGTCATCAGGGAGAATGTTCTTATGTTTAATGGGGTGTTTTCCCCACACCCTCAAGTAATAGTCCATTACAACGGTGTTATGATGAACTAAATCGCCTGCAAAATAATTGTGATATTTTTCAACTTCAAAGTCATATACCTCTTGACAGGCAATAGGTTCGATGCTTATAATATGGTTACCATTAAAACACAAAGGAGAATCATATGCCAAAAAGTCGCTTGAACGAATGTTCTGACCAGTTACGGAAACTGATTGAGGTTGACTTAATTTCACAAAAGAAAGCCTCGCAAATTCTTGGTGTCCACGAAACAACTGTCGAAATTTGGTGCAAGAAACTTTCCATAAAGACCCAAAGAACTGGCCCACGTTCTGGAAGCGGTCATACAAATTGGAAAGGTGGGCGTTGTCTGATTTCTGGGTATTGGTACATTTATAGTCCAAATCATCCATATTCAACACAACAGGGAAGAGTTGCCGAACACCGTCTTGTAATGGAACAGAAAATCGGACGTTACCTATTGCCATCAGAAGTTGTTCACCACATAAACGGAAACAAGCAAGACAATAGCGAAGATAATCTGATAGTGTTCCAAACAAACGCCGATCACCTAAAGCACGAATTGACCGACTACCCTTTTCACCGAACTTCCGATAAATATCTTCATCCGCCGAAACGCTCTTTTTCCGAAGAGCAGAAACAAAGGAATCGTGAATCAAAGAGACGCTACAAAATTCGCCAGAGGGTGTTAAAATCCGGTGTCCACCAGATGCCTTTATCCACTGACCATCAGACATCGTAATCTTGTAACATTTATAGAGTCCATCTTTCTTAAAAGGAGCGGATGCGTTTGCTTTTACTTTCTTTTCGCCATCCCAAGCCCATACCTTAAACGGCTTTCCGGCTTCATACAGTTTTCCAATGGGAATGTTACCGCTTACTGTCTCTACCTTTGTATCATATTGTAAACACTCACCTTTTCCGAATTGATTTCCGGTAAAAAGCACCGTTATCTTGCAAGGACTGTTAATTAACCATTGAAACACTTGAGTAGGGACAAACTCCAAGTACCCGCTAAAGTCATTCAGCACCTTAATGTCGCTCTCTGTAAGATTATTCAGTTTTGAAAGAGCAGTTTCAGCCATTTATACTTTTATGAACTTGAAGTTGTTTTCACATGCGCTACTAAAAACAGCGTCTTTAACGTCTTCAAGAATACCTAAACAGTCACCAACATTTATCCCGTTAATGACTTCCAGTATCTTCATTACTTTTTCGTCTTTTTCCTGATCTTCCATTTTAAATCCTCTAGGGTTTAGATAGATTATCCACCAACGTTCGGATATGTATTGCACTCACCCCAATCAATATAAGATGTCGTGTTTGTAAGCATGGAACTGACGGAAGGAATTGAACCCTCAACCATCTGCTTACAGGTCATTTGCTCTACCGATTGAGCTACGCCAGCATTTCCCTTATTTTTAGACATTGACTCCTTTAATTCGTTCATGTAGAATCCTAAAAGTTTGGAGGCTCCGTGACTAAATCAGTAAGGGTTGAAATGGCCTCTCTAACCTGTTCGATTTCTTAATATTTTCCAAAGCAAACAACGGTTGCAAATTACCCAATGACCAACACCGCTTAATATCTTCGTCACATGACAGGTTAAAGGCGGTTATGGGAATCTTATGGTCGATATGCCAAGTTGTACCGTAGTTGCTCCAACTCATTCCTTCTTTGAATCTCTTTTCTAGGTGTGACCGTAATTCGTTTTCGGTATAAGAAATAACTCCGTTTCTGTAATTAATTACATGTCTATTCCCACTCAAGAGACCCTTTAATCTGCCCGAAATACGCTTCCGTATTTTTTCTACAAACTTAACACCACATCGTTTCTTACTGTTTCTTTTAATCTCTCTAACACGTTCCGGTATGCGTAAATATTTCTTAGTGTAAACATAGGCGCAATTATCAGAACAGTATTTTAATCTTCTAGGGGGTAATGGCTCTCCGCAATTCAGACAATTAATGTTCGTATTTTTATCCAATCTTATTCTAAGACGATACGCTTTCTTGTAAGCCCTTCTATCTTCTATATTCTTATATGGCATGAAAGTATTTAACCCTTGCGTGTTACGACGATTTCCTTCGACGGTAATGGATACCTTATCCGTCTGCGCTCCTACCCCACCCCTCCGCCACCAATCAAAACGTAAAGAATTGAAGCGCCAGTTATCAACAGGCATCTTATGACTTGGCACATTCCTTGCTTAACTGTCTCAATCTCCACCTTGCACTCTTTTCGGGTGTCAATTTCAGGGTTATTCAATCCAGTGTCCTATAATAACAGATTAGGTTAACTTGCCTTGCGTTAATTACTTAATATAATCAAGTGGTTTGTTTTTTAATAACATTATTTTGTGACATCGTGTGATTATATACACACCGATAATTGTTATTGTGGACTATGCAACCTCGTTGCCCTCCACCGGCTCGATAATCTCTGCATCAACTACATTAGCGCCTGAAATATTTTTGAAGTGGCTGACAAGCATCGACTCTACTGCCGGACTCAGCTCTGTACGGTTATCAACCAGTATCTGATTCAGCGTGATCGACTGTGTGTGCGCGTTATGAATACCTACACTTTGCAGTATTTGCTTCTCGCAATCGTGTCCTAGCTCTAGCAGTTTGACTGCTCCGTCGGTTAATGTCTCTTTATTGGCTATCTTGCGAGCTATATCTGCTCCATAGAGTATTTTATCACTTTGACTATCGATAGCTGTTTGTAGTGAGTTTTTTAGCAGGTCATTTTGTGCATTTTTAATTAACTGGTTTATTTCATCTTTTTTAAGATTTTGGTATGCTGTGACGTGATTAACTTCGATAGCCGCACCAATTTCTCTATAACTGGCTCCCGTTGCTCGCATTGTTACGGCTTTTGTTATCTGTTCAGGTGTCATTTCATTCCTGTTTCAATCGGCGGCTGGCTCTAGGTTGTTGTTTGCTGTCTTATTACTGACTGCCCTTGTTTAAGTATGAGCTTGAGCCGCTTTAGTGTAGTAACCGAAAATGGTGCGCTTGCCGATGAGTGTTTTTATCCTCTTGCACTGGCTTGAGGGGAGCAGTCGCGTTCCCGGTGTTGTTTATATCCTTCTGTTCGCTCTTACTTGCATGTTTCTTTTATTTTGTACTTTACGGTATCTCCGCCTTGCCGCTATCGCTCTCGGCAGACACTTGAAGGTACTTTTTTATCCCTTATACTTATATAGGGGAACTATTGTGAACCTGTTTTTAGTGATGTGTTTAATATCTTTAAGAAACATTTATTTTTTTTATACACTGCCCGAGCTGTGATTTTATGATATTCTGCCACTTCTTGAGGGGTGGCTTTTAGTATTATCTGCATCATTGCCGGGGCGGAATATTTAAGAGGAAGCCTACATATCGCATCTATTATATTGCTTGCCTGTGGAGTTTCTGCAATATTCTCAAATATCTCTTTGGGTAAATGCTCAAACTCAAGCAATCCTATGTCCCCGATATCCATTAAACCTCATTGAACGAGTTAATATAATTTAATAACTTGTATGTAATCTCTTTTGGGAACGGACTGTTGTCTGGTGCGTGGTGCTTACGGTGGCAGACTATACAAAGACAAACTCCGTTGTCGCGCCTTAACCTGCTATCGGTGTCATCAATCCATCTAGATATGTGATGAACCTCTATCCATTCTTTTGAACCGCACAAGACGCAAGTCTTTTTATCCCTCTTGATTATCTTGGAGCGCCATTCTTCATACTCTGGCGTTCTTCGTTCATTGTCTAAAATATCCTGTTGTTCGCTTACTATATGCTTCGGTTTTAGTTCTTTACATTGTGCTACGGGAATTATCTCTTTAAGACTTCCATCAGGATTAAGAACTCTAACATCGCTTGACAATGATCTTGCCTTGCTTTGTCCGTGTTTCTTCCCCTGCCATAGTCTGTTTTTTGCGTTCAAACAAAATCCCTCACTATTACATATAATTGGCTTTTTATTTCCCTTGGTCTTATAATTGTATGATTTATAATATATATTGTCATTTGCTGTCATTGGATGGGTTTTCTCGTTTAATGCCACGTTTAGCCTTATTACACTTATCAACAGCCCATGTTTTCTCTATCCCATTGATTATATGTTATTATTATAATTATTGTTGATAACTCTGTTGATAACAGCTATTTCATGTTATTTTCCCCTATTTTTGGTTATTTTTTACTGTGTATTAATATCTTTATTATTGAGTAGTTACAAAGATTCACTTAGTGGTGATTTTCACCACCTGTTTTCAAATAAAAATCCATGCCAAAATAAATTAAATCTTTTATTCTATTAATTATCAATTACTTATACTATGATTGCAATTATTAATTATACTTGGCATAAGTATTGCTCTATAATAAGGCAAATACAATGAGGAGGAAACACAATGGAAGCAATGATTGACAACTTGATTAATGGAAATATAAGCGAAGCGAAGAAAAGAGCAAAGCACCGCAAATTAACGGCTATTTACCAGTATTTAATTGACTGCGGATACGGGGAACATCAATCAATGGTAACAGCATCTTTTCTTAAAGGTGAAACAGAATTTCAGAAATATTGTGATGAAGGAATCGGAAATTAACCTAACCGCCAAGGAGGATTGACCATGAACTTTAAATTGATAAAAACAGATTATAATGGTGGCAATCATTGGAGATGCGGAAATTATAAAATTGTCCACTATGATTATTATTCTGGCGGCGGCGCGTGCATGGAAAAATCCAACTATCAGGCGTACATTCCAGACCATTTTTATAAAGGTCAACCGGTTTTTGGTAATCGTGTTGATCGGAGCATTAAATATTACAATACTTTTGATGAGGCTGTTCTGGCTTGCGAGACACACGCTAATTCCGCAGATGAGGCTAACTAGAGGCCACCCAATGGACAACCTCACCAACATAGAAATAGAAAACGCAAGAAACGAGCAGACATTAACCAACTTACTTAAAACCTTTTGCCTGATAGCCTATATTATAGTTGCTATCAGTTTGATATAGGAGGGGGAAAATGAAAAGAAAATTATTTGCTTATTTAAGAAATAATGGATGGTCTGTTAAAAAAATCAATGATATTCATTTTTGTAGAAAGGGAAATGATGTTCATAAATTGGTTTTAGTTGATGAAAATTTTGGCGCAGAAATAGTGTCTGATTGGTCGTTTTATGAAAACGATCGTGATGGATTTAACGCATTAATAAACAAGTTTTTAGATGATAACGATAAGGAGAAATAACATGAATCAACTAGATTTTTTGAATCAGTACATCGGCAAAAATGCCATCGTCGAAATTGACAAGCTCAAGATACAAGTGCGTATTCTGGATGGTCGGTTTTCATTCGGCAGGGCTGATCTACTGGTCACTCCGATAGCAGGGTCAGGCGAAAAATGGATTGCTAGCGGCAAGGTTTCAGTTTGTGAAAAGGTGTAGGGTGACACAATGAAAAAGTTATTCTTATTCGTTAAAAATGCGGTTGTCGGCGTTTATAATTATTTCAGATACAGAAACATCAGGGTTAGATTTTATCAGCAAGTTACAAAGCTATAATCACTTTAATATTCGCCATAGGTTCCAACTTGACACTTGCAGAATACCCTCAACATCTTTCTTGGTAAAGCCTATGGTTATTAAAACGATTGCGGCTATTTTTCTTTTCTCGAAAAAGGGGATTGTTTTATTTTGCATCCCCTCGATTAACTCTGACATTCGTTCAAAAATGGATTCAAGTTTATTAGAGTTATGTTCTGCCAGTTCAGCTATTGCGGCGTTGTAGTCTTTCTCGGAAGATATATCATTGTTCTTGACGATATCAGAGATAAGCGGCTCTTTAGACTTTCCGGTTCCGTCAACATCATGCACAAGCGGACAAAGCCCTAGACACACGCCAACATTGACGCACTTTCCAATTTTGCAAATATCATCTCTATATTTCGTCAATTTTGACTCTCCCTGTTTGCTCAATTTCGTTTTCAATCTGCCGCAAATTATCGGCATTATCTGTTACAAATTGCCAGTAATCGTCAGCCGGATTCTGTTCGGCGCATTCAATTATTTTGTTGATCTCTTTTTTGGTCATTTAAAATCTCAACTTGTTATCGTGTAAAAACTAGTACAGAGCTAATTCTAAAGAGGTCACTTTCTTTTCATTAAGAGCCAGCGAATGAAGCGTAGAAATAATATGTAATGCCTCGTGCAGAAACGCGGTGGCTAATTGGTCCTTGCTTAAAGGAACGCCTTCGCACGTTCTCGCTAATTCAATCCTGTCTTGCGATAAGAAGGCTAATCCAACGCAAGCGGTTCCGGCTGATTCTAGCCTATCTTTATAAACTATTTTTATTTCATGTCCGGCTATTCTTATGCTCTTTGGAATTTTCATATCTCACCCATCCACAAATTCAGGATTGACTATTTCGTCCAACTGTTTCTTGACATTTTCGTCTGATCGTAACGCCATGACCTTAACTTCTTTTGTCGTGAGCTTCTTGTGCTTTTCAAAGAGGGTTTTCTTTGGTTCAAGATGTATGTAATGCGCCGCAAGATAATTAATCGCGCCTAATAATTCTAATCCTGCTCTTTCAACCGGCAATGATTGGCTTTCGTGTATTTTCTTTACAGCTTGCCCTAATTGGAAAGATTTAAAATGCTCTTCAATCCAAAAAATAGGCTGTTCTGTAAATCCCTTATCATTGGCGTGTCTTTCTTTTCCTTTGCCCTCTGAGGCTTGTTTAAGGGCTAAATCAAGTATGTTTTTCAGGCTATCGTAGTTTTTCATTCTTGCTCTTATCTCCTTGCATTTTTATTACTTCAAGTTCTGTTATTGAATGGACAACCGGAATTTTAAGCTCTTTAGCTCTCTCTATTTCGGCTTGTACGCCTTTGGAGTTTTGAGAATATGGCAAAACAAAAAGTGCATCTGCTTTTGATAGCCATTCAAAATTAGGCTTAAAGTAATCATGATACTCAAGATCACCGGCTATTACTCCCTCAAGCACATCGAGCCCCGGATTGTATGCCGCATATCCGCACCGTTTTAGATTAATAGAGGCTTTGCACATAGCTGATAGGTTTTTGATATAATCGCAAGCCATGTCATTCAGTTTTCCAGCAACGTAAACTCTAAGCATTGTTTTTTTCCTTTTTATTTTTATTCCTTTTCTGCTTTTTAATATTAGCCATTGCTTCCCTGTCTTCTTTCATTGTTAGTTCGAGACAATCTTGACAATATGGCCCATGAAACGATGTCCCGATTAATTCATAACCACTTTCTAAATTACATAATTCGCATTCCACTATTTCCCCTCCTTAACCTTTTTAATTTTCTTCACATCCTCCTCAACCATTTTGCCTCTGTACATAATCAATGCTGATATTCCCCTTCCCCTTAATAAATCACGGTGAATTACTGCGTAATCCCAATTATTATGTGCGCTATGCTCAACGGGGGTGCCTTCAATTATTTTTATTACTTTGTAAAAGTTTTTCATTTGCCTTCCCTCTATGCGGCTT